ATAAGGTTCCGATTTGTGTTATTTTGTTTTTGCCTTAACTATGACGTCCTCAGAAATACTTAAGGTACCTTACGTACTTAGCCCCACATCAAAGAACTCCTTCAAATATTTTTATCCTAACCATACAATTGAAAGTATTTTGGGTGAAGCTAATCACCCCCATCCTTTGTTAGCCTATGAACGACAGTATTATGAAAACATGATTGTGTCATTAATTCGTGACAATGATGCTTACGGTTGGATTGTGGATATAGGCGGGAACGCAAAAAGACAGGACAAGAACCCTCTTGTTTGGTGTTGTTGCCCCTTGATTGACTCAGTTGATCATGCTAGGGCTGCCAGATACACCGGATTGAGAAATTTCTGTCATCACACGTTTCAAGAGTGTGATTGTGTCAATCCCGCATCATATATCTGCATTCATAGTTTGTATTATTTGTCACCTGATGATGTTCTTGCAGCAGTTTATAGATCGTCCAATAAAGTTCTATATTCTTTACATCATGAATTTGATAATGCCTATGGATCATTCGCAAATGGTGAAGCAAAATACCGAATGGTTAATTCAAAGATGGTTCATATGAATACTGAAGGGAATTCTTACACTTACACACACGACCCTATACACTGGCTGAAATCAGGCTTTTATACAAATTCCGTCAGAGCCATTACATGGACCAAAATTTTCACTGGACCTCACAGTGTTGTTTTCAAATTCATCCCTTGTCCTGCACAGACTAAAGCAGTACCATTTATGCATTTATCGTTTAGCTCAGCATTGTCAAACGCGACATATTATGGTGATGTCAAATTTTCAGGTGCTGGTTTTTCAGGTGCTTTTAACGACTCAACAAAAACATTATTTGGTGAACATGCCATATCTCTTGAATCCCTTTATTCAGTTGGTCAGTCTTTTATATCAGCTGGATCAGATTCAGAGGTTTTTGTCGCCCCTAAAACTTTTGTTTGCGAGCTTAGTGCTCGCGCAGTCGGCAAGCCCCGAGATGCCACTACCTTTACTAATTTGCTCCACACAGCACGTGATATGATTCGTAGTTATGATGTTCCTTCTGAGCTTATTCCTCGTGCTTTGGTGCTGTCTACACATTTAGCTTTTATCAATACAATGGACTTGGAGATTAGTAGTTTGCACACTCTGCTTGACAACCACCGAAAATTTAGTGTCCTTAATGAGATGATGAGTAAATTTGTTCGTATCCGCATTTGGGATCCTGCCATGGCTTTTCGCCTAATTATAGTTGCGATATTATTTGTTTACGCCAAGTATTATCGCCATTTGCGTTTTCGCTCGCATGTGTCATTAGCAGCGTTTATGTGTGTTAGTGCTTTTATTTGTTATAAGTACCCAATATCACTCTCAGGATCAGTCATGGATTTGTTAAACATTCGTCACTTTTCCCGATCAAATCCCATAACTTTTGTCACCGAACCAACTTCTGTGTTCTCGCTAACATCTATTGACCTCAATCCTAAAAATTTAATTGCCAGATTCTGGAAGACCGTTAGAGGGTTAATTCACTTCGAAACTAATGATAAAGCTATTGAGCTTTCAAAAGCCCCCACATACATTGTTAAGGACGTTAAGACTGGTCGTGCTACTGACTGCCTAACAGCAGTCGGCATTGTTGATCCAGCAGTTGCCCCTATAGTGTATGCAGCCACCCAAAACAATGAGACCATCTCCGTTGTTAATCGTGGAATAGCCATTAGTAAAGAAGCTGACTATCTAACCGTTGAACATTTCTGTCAACAAATGCCTATAATTGTGTCAATGATATTACCAATTAAGATGGTCGAGACAAATTTTATTTACTGGAACAATCGTTATCCCATTGGTGTGCGAGACAGGCATTTGGCTGTCTACAATGCAATACGAGGTTGTTCAAATTATGAAGATTTAGATTTAAGAATTAAAGCATTCGTCAAACGAGAAAAACAATTATTGATTTCTTCAGATTTTGATGACAAAGACCCAAGACTCATATCAGGGCGATCAGATGGATTTAACGTCACCACTGGACCTTTTTGCCTTGCCATGTCTAATTACATGATTGCTGAGCTAACTAAACGCAAAAGATTATTCTACGCAGCTGGCAGCACATGTGATGACATTGGTGAGTGGTTCGCTCAGGTTGGCCATAACAATCCACTCTACACCTATATTGAGTCAGATGGCAACAGGTATGATGCTAATCAATTACCGTCTTTATGTCATGCTCGAGTTGACTGTTATGCCAATTATACTTCTAATTCTTTTATGATATCCATCATGCAGAGAGACGTCAGTCGCAAATCAGGGCGCACTCCTCATGGTGTTCATTATCGAGTTTCAGGAACCATGCCATCTGGTAGTGGTGACACCTCGTTCGGAAACTCTTTATTAAATTTAAGTTCAAACATAGCATCAATTGCTCATCAGACTGGTAAAGAATATATTGAAATACTTTTCAGCATTTATATGGCCGTCATGGGTGATGATAATGTCCTTATCGTTCCTTCCTCCTATCCTAAACTTAGTAATTTGTATCTCAATGGGACTGGAATGAAGATTGCTATGGTGTACCGTCCTAACTCATTTGACCTTACCTTTTGTAGTTCATATTTTTATCCTGTGCAAAATGGTTATTGTCTTGGCCCTAAGATTGGCCGCTTTCTACCGAAGTTTGGATGGTATGTTGACGTCCCACGACCCCATCTCTATAGCACTCATCTGGCCACTATACAAAGCATTGAGAGAGACATTTCTTTCATTGAACCTTTGCATATGGTTGTCCAAAAACAGAAGAAGTTGTTATTAGAGAAATTTGTCAGACCGCGTCGCATACCTAAATCCTACAATTTCCATGTAGTCAAGCCGCAAACCGCCAGTGATGATACCAAGCACTTCCTAAATTACCACTACAATTGGGATGAAAATTTTAGATCAAGTCTTCAAAATGAGTTAGATAAGGTTACATCACTGCCTTCTTTCATTTCCAGTTTAGTATACGAACCATTCATAAAGCACGACGGAGAAGTCGCTAAGTATAACGGCATCATCACAGCATCCGTGTTCGACATAGTCCAATATGTTGATAGATTTACACGTGGTATTTCCGCAGATCCATTATATACTATACCAACTGTTGAGCTAGGTCTCGCAGTAATGACCTTTTTTGACTTAAATTCAGTTTTGACTGACTGTTTACATTTAGTCGACGTGTTATTGAATTTGTATAGGTGCTTACTATACATGCCTTTGTCCCAACAAGAAGTGATTAATGTACTATTAAATGTTATTGGCGAGGAGTTTGCCAAGAGAGCTATCCCCGACGGAACCAGTGCTTTAGCTTCATTGGAGTTTGGATTGAACTTAGGAACCCTAGCTAAGAACCGCCCCCTTCATTGGGAGTGGTATCTTATGCGACGGATCTTATGTTTTATCAAGCACTACAATTGGACTAAAACTAGTTTCACACAGGGTGTTTTATCGCATTTTATGCATAATATGGCTTGCCCCGCTCTAATGCTACAAGTACAAGCACTTTAATTCAATACCACATACTACCTTTTTGAAAAATCATATTCATATGATTTATTTTATGACCTGTGCTTCTATTTACTCCCAAATTTTTGAATTTATTTTTGATCTACTACTATGAATGATTATGAAATGATAAATGACCCTATTTCTAATGTTAATCAAGCTTTGCCTAAAAACGCTCGCCCTCATTCCCGCGCCAACGCAGATCGTGTTGTCAATACCTATTGTAAAGATCTGGGTACCACCAGAGAAGGAAGAGATTGGCTTAAAGCAGCTTTAGATCCATTTCATGACACCCAACTCGAGGTCATTGGCATGCCCGATGGTGCCAATGCATTATCTACCCGTCAGGTTGTTACACTTGCCGCTATTATTACATCAACTACAGGCCCGTGGGATGTATCCATTGTTGATTGGCCCACGTTATCGTCAGGTAACAAGCCCAACTTTGTCCAGTACACAGCTTATTCTGCCGGCCCTAATGGGCCGCAGGGTGGTTATCAAGCCGGTTCATCCGTTTCAGGTATACCCTATGGATTATCCTGGATACAGGGTGCTACAGGCACCACCCTTGACTGGACTTCAAGTACCGCTTATGCCAATGGCCAGATACTCTTGCCATCAACATATGGACAATCCCCTTATCGAGTTATTGCTAAGGGCTTTGAAGTTTATAATACCAGCAATGTTCTCAACCAAGGTGGAAATGTTTGTGTTTGGACGCAGAATTCGCCTAATATTATGTCAGCTAGTCCACAGCTGGTCACCGGCCCAAGTTATTCCAATCCTGGTTATCTGGGAATGGCTTTAGCACCAGCCCCACCAGCCACAATTTCAAATGCTGAAATATTACCCAATTCTGCCAACTACCTCGCTGCTCAGGGTTGTTATGTCACTGCTCGCTTGTGCAACACCGAGCTTCCTACATCTACTGCTACAACTAACCAATATCTATATTACTCTTCTGTTCCCCAGACAGGTCCATACATGGGTGCTGCTCCACTTTCAGCTGGAACCAATTCGTATGGCCAGATTGCTAGTCAGCAAAATTTCAACCTCACCGGGGCTTATTTTACCGGATTACCCGCCAACTCCACGCTCTTCGTCCGCTACCGTGTCGTTCTTGAGACTTTTCCTAGTTTCGGAGACTCGCTTCTTACATCAGCTCGTCCATCCCCTTGCTATGACCCCATCATCCTTGAGCTCTATTCGCGAGCTTTGCGAACATTGCCGGTTGGTGTACCTGTCTGCGAGAATGGATTGGGCGACTGGTTTAAAAGCGTCGCTAATTCCGTTGCTAGTTTACCTGTTATCAGGTCATTAGTTAAAGTCCCAGGCAAACTCGTTAGTGGTGTTGAAGCTGTCGTTGAGAAAGCCGCTAATTCCGTTCAACAAGGAGATTTCAACAAAGCCGCAACACAGCTTTCTGAACTCGCTCCACAGGGTAAGATGGCTAAACTACTATCCGGCAAACCATTGACCACGCAACGCAAAGGAATGTCACGCAACCGCCGACGGTAATGCTTTTAAAATTAAAAATTTCTTTTTATGTTTCTTTTTCCTTCTTTTATGACTGTTTTTATTAATATTTCTTGGGAGATGTACAAACACTATATAAAATACAATACACAAACAAAAATTATAAAATTTAACCGGTGACAGGGGTTATTGTCATCTGGAGACTAAAAATTGTTTAATAATTGGCCAGTATTTATCCATTGGACGCATC